TTGGACGTCGTCCATCTCGCGTACGGATGCGTCCAAAATGACATCCCGGATGATAATCGTCGTCAGTGGACCATGTGTCACGCGGGCCGCCCGAGAATAGACGGGCGTCGAACCTCGGCCGCGACTTTTCCAGCCTTTTTCAACCGTAAATGATACTGGCATGTAGCTCACCGAGTGGACAAACCCCTGGATTGTCGATTCAAAGTCGGCGATAATCATCTTTGCTGTTTCAACGTCTCATTTTTTTATATCTACGCCTTTTATAATGAATACTCCCCGTGAAATGGTAGCCAAACTACAGAGGCTTGCGAACCAAATTGATGAAAAGAGCCGCGAGCTCACAAAACTCCATAAGCGTCACAAAATGGCATCTCAGGGGAATATGAAATTCGTAAACGGACGAGTTAACAAGGACACGTACACGAATGCAAACTACATGAGAAACGTACACAATGCCATGCGGATTGTGTACAATGAGCGTAAACCATTGATGAACAATTACAACCAAAGTGCTAAAAAGTATCGCGAATTTTTGGGACTACCCACCACGGGTAATGGGTATGTAAGAGGACCTACATACCAGTGGAACTGGCAGAAGAAAAATCAGGTGAACTTCTCGAGAGCTAAGCGTGGACCCACCCCGAACGTAACGAACCTTTACATAAAATATCAACCCTTTGGAGCTACATCTAGTAGAGGTGGGGGAGGCGGCGCCGCACGTGTTTCACTCGGTGCATCCTACTACAAGTTTCATCCGAATAACCAACTCATGAACACTATTCTTAAAAGAAATAAAGCGGGAAAAATCATAAGCAAAACTTTACTAGCACGTATATACAGACCTTCTAACAAGAACAAAGGGAACGAAGGTGGTGCAATGTTCAAAAAGGCATTGGCTAGTTTTCATCGGACTTAAAATGTAATATAAACATATAGTACGAATGCCTACCATTCTTCGGTCTGGCTACACGGCCCACCGTCGTGCCATGACGATTCGCGTCCCGGCGAGCCCAAAACATAAGGCGTACACGCGGTACCAACGCGCGAAATCAGTCCGCGTCAGTCCATCCCGTGTGCGCAACACCGGTTTGCCAGGCAAGGGCCCCAAGACCCTGCCGGCCATGCGTGCCGGTGCCCTGTCCGTCTACGGCTATTCGACCAGCGCGCCCAACAAAGTTCGTCACCAGGCGCTGACTCGCGCCGCCAGTGCAAACTCTGCACTGTCCGTGATGCGTCGGTTGGGTTTGATTGCTGTGTATACTCGACGGACCATTCCGCGCACGTCCCGTATGTACCTCGCGAACCGCAACTGGGTCAGAAAAAGTCTGATGTAAAAGTAATAATGCAGCAACGTGATATACTCCTGTACCTTCTGGTGGCGATTGTCGCATACATGATGTTCTTCCGTCAGGTGTCGTGGATCAAGGTCCCGAGCCCGTCGGACAAGCCACGTAACCCCCCGCCATTTATGATGGGTAATAAGTAACATGGAAGAGTGTCCAGTCTGTCTAGAGTTGTTGACTGGCACGGTGGTTCACTTGGGATGCTGCAAAAAGATGGTTCACATCCAATGTTATACGCTCAAGTGTCCAATGTGCCGTTCTGAACTTCCAGTGCCAGTACATGCGGTTGAGCCTCAGCATGTTATAGTTCCAGTACCGGTCATGTATTCTCCGCCTCGGAGGGAAAAACAATCTCGTGTGCTTTTGGTGTTTATAAGTGTTCTAGGTACAGTTTTGATTACAAGTAATTTTGTAACCTTACATTAAATGAAGACGATTCGTATGTTTTTGTTGACCCTGTTGGCCCTCCTGATTTTGTACATGTTCTGGACCATGTCTCGGCCGCCAGTTCGCGCCCAGGCTGATGTTGACCAGAAGACGGTCAAGGGCTTTGCGGTCGCGTCTACTGACGTTTTCGCATGAGTATCAGCATGAGTCCCAAAACAAGCGCAGCGATTGCGCCCATAAATATTTTAGTCCGCTCGGTGTCCACAACAGGCGCCGGCAGACTTTCAGGTCGTTCAGGTACAATCGGCACGTTCACCGTGTGTACCCGCAGCGTAAAAGAGTTGGTCTCGAGCCCGTTAAACACGAGCGGAACGCCGCTCCGGTCGATCCATCGAATCGTCAGGCGTTCGAGAGAATCGAGACGGGAAGGAAACTCGATGGACATGGTATAATCCGTAAACTCTTTGAATGATTTGATGCTTCCGCTCGGCACGTCCAGTGGGATGATCGCAAAGGATGTCGCGGCCGTGTTACTGAGCGTCGTCCGAACGTTACTCGACGATACCAGACGTCGAGCGTCGAGCGTCGTCGGTGTGCGAAACTCGGCAATGTCGAGCCATATGTGCTCGTTGAGATTCAGATCCACGACGACGGCCGATTTCACGTAGTTTGCGGCTGTTCCGTACGTTGTATGATTTGCGTAGACTGGGTTTGACGCCACGGTTGACGAAGAGGTAGCCACACCGACCGGAAGTCCAAGAATGGTTGCAATCTCGGTCGTTCGCGGCAAGACGCTCGTGAGCGAACCGTAGAATATGAACCGTCCCTCGGCCGAGAGGTAGTCCATCTTGGCGGTCGCGGCAGCCACCTGAAGCGACGAGTTGAATGCGGAGACGAGTGAACATGTCGAATAAAATCCTGGACTGAGTGACACATTTGACGTGCCGTTGATTGCAATGACGTTGGCACCGTTCGTCAAGTTGTACAAAGTGTTTGGAATGACGGCCGACACGAGGTCAACTTTTGTGACGTTTCGAATCGGATTGGTCAGGTGGAGTGTGAACACGTTTCCGGCAGGATAAAGTGCCACGTCGCGCTGGGTCGAATCTGCATAGACGAGAAACGTCATCCTAATGTACATCTGTATAAAAAATTACACGCTTGTACATGTATGGCGCGAGCACTTATTGGTACGTATGCTCGTCGAATCTGGGAAGAGCTCGGACCTGGTTTTTCGGAGCGCGTATACCATAATGCCATGGAGGTGTGTCTTCGCAAAGGATGTATTCCGTACGAGACCGAGCGTGTCATCCCGATTACATTCGAGGGTCACACGCTTGGAAATATGCGGGCGGATCTCATTGTCGATCAACGTCTGATTGTCGAGCTCAAGTCCGTCCGGGTCATAAAGGATGAACACCGAATCCAAACCCGGTTGTACCTCAAGTTGCTCGGACTCAGTGAAGCGCTTCTGATTAATTTTCCGACGGCCGCAGCGACTGAACCCGAAATTGAGCACATCTCATACACTATTTGATGTCGCAATGAATTCCCACTTGAGTTCATTGCAAATGAGTTTCCAAATTTGGTCCTGACGGTACAGTTTGTCTTTGGATTTGAGTAACGGAAAACATGGTAGATATTCATCCTCGCCTAAAAGTTCACAAAACTTGTAGAGGACAAAACTGTACGACAAAAAATTCTTTCGATCTTCCGGACAGTGCTTTTCGAATGGTTTTTGAATCTGACCAAACATGAGTCGAAGACGATCCTCGAGCGGCTGGGGCATGGTTGGCGGCTTGACGCCGTTGAGGATGGTTGTAATATATGGTGCATGTTCGTAATACTTGTTGAGACCCAGCTTTTTTAAAAGTTCTCGAACTTTTGAATGTGTAATTTCTGTGGTACGATTTATTTTCTGTTTTTTAAATTCTAACCTTAACTGTTGTATGACGTCATCAGGGACACTTGTCGACTCTTTGGCTTGAAATTGAGCGACCCATTCGTTGAAATGATTTTCGCGCTTGTACGAATAAACGACATTTCGATCCATTTCTTGTTCATCTTTAAATCCACGTTCTTCGCATAGAACATATTCGACCATTCCACAGTTTTTGCATATATTATCACTCGTCGAAGCTTCAACCGTACGGCTAAACCATGTACCGCAACCAGAACATGGTGTCTGGTGACACGGTCCGGGATTCTTTTTAAATGATACTGCTACTTGTTCAATGTCACGCATGTATGAATCATAAATGTCCTTCCGGGCAACCCCACCGGGTCGGTCGGTTGTGTATTCACGAATGTAGGGAATGCATGATGCGATATATTCACCAATATCACCCCCTGATTTTTCTAAAGTTTTAATTTTTTCGTAAAACTTTCGTTCCATTCTAATTTAGGTGTTATTTTCTTTAGACGTCAACCTTTGGTGCCAAAAAGAATTGAATATCTCCAAGATTTGCAATCGAGTACCGAAACACTATCGGCATATCCGAGTTTTCGGAATCTTGAAGAATCTGGACGCTCGCACAGAGGTTAGTCGCCTTGGTGAACATGTTAATGTACTTGAGCGAAAACACGTTTCCGACACGGGTGGCCGTGTCACCCGAATTGCATTCCATAATGGTCGTCTGATCCGCAAAATCACCCTGACAACTAAGTTCGAGTGTACTTCTGTGACGGAATATAGACATGTTAGACGAAAGATTAGCCATGTCACGTGTGATGCGCTGAAAGTCAACCGATGGTATCGTCGTCACCAAGTTCATTTGAATCTC